CCTGTCAAGACATTTATTTTAAGCCCAACACGCCAGGACTGGATATGAGGCGTTCTGTTTTTCCAGCCGCCCATGTATTCGGGAGAAATAAAAGTGCCACCAACGCCAGCCGCAGCCTAATGCGGCCCGACGTAGTGAAAAGTAAAGGAATCTTTTTTAAGAAATTGGGAAAGACAAGGGCAGACCATTTCGTTAATCTCTTATGAGACTCATTCTCAATTAATAGAAGTTTGCCATGAGCATATAAATTTATTACATTTTCTAAAAATGAAATGGACAATTTCCAAAGCCGCAAAAGAATTTGCGACGACGGAGGAAACAATCACGCGCGGTCTTCGTTATCTCGGCCTCGACACAAAGCGAAAAAGCAAGGGCGCGAACGAATACACGACTAAGCAAATTGTCGGCGCAATTTTTGGCGACCTGAAACACGAAAAAACCAGATTGACGCGGGCGGAAGCGGAAATAAAAGAAATTGAATCGCTTGAAAAAGCCAACACCGTTATTCCCCGCGATGACGTTGTGACATTCATTCGCGAAACTTTTTCACCGGTGCGCGAAATGGTTATAGCTCTTGCTGGAAGCCAGGCGGCGTTATGCAATCCCAGCGATCCGCAACATGCTCACGCGCATTTGACGGCCTGGACGGATATGTTTCTGAAGCATTGCAAAGAGAGGATGCCGGTCTCGGCAGAAAAGGAGACAAAGGAATGATTCGCAATGAGACTCGGATTTGTCCTGTCTGTGGTAAGGAAATCGAAATTGAGCCGGTTTTGGAAACTAAAAGCCAAACCGAATGCCAATGTGGTGCAAAGCTGAATCTTGAATGGGAGAGGATTGAAACCGAAAATGGTCCTGAAGATATAATCTATTTTGAAAAAATCCGACCTTAAATTCATGGCATCAATCCGCGATGCCTGTTTGACGGAAAGGCCGATGCAATCCGTCGCGGATTGGTGCTGCGAAAATCTCACATTCGACGAAGCGGGAAATCATGGTCCGTATAAAACCGCCGGGTGCGAATACATCATTGACCCGCTCAACGACTGGAATAAACCATTTATGCGGGATGAAGTTTTAGTCTGGGGAAGTCAGAGCAAAAAGACGGGGATGTTAATGGGCGGCGCGGCATGGGCCGCGATTAACGATCCGTGTGGATTTCTCTGGGTGATGCCATCGCTTACGCTCGTCGCAAAATTTTCCCGTCAACGCTGGCAAAAAATGTTGCGGCGTTCCGAATGTTTCAAAGCCGTTTTGCCGGTAGGCGCAAAGCGGCATGATTTTGCGACTGCATCTCAAATGCTCGGCGCAGCGACATTTAATTTTGTCGGTTCAAATTCGCCGGCGAACCTTGCAAGCAATCCGTGTCGCCGCGTGGTGCTTGATGAAGTGGATAAATTTGATGCGGGCGGACGTGAGGAAGCCGACGCGGTGAACCTCGCGGAGCAACGCACAAAGGACCAGATAAACCCGCAACGCTGGAAAACCTCAACGCCGACGCTCGTTACCGGATTGATTTGGCAGGAATATTTAAAGGGCAACCAGATGCGATATTTTGTGCCCTGTCCGAAATGCGAAAAGGAAGTTGTGTTTGCGTGGAGCGCGGAATATACAAGTCTCGCAAAGACCGGGTGCGAGGCATACATGCAATGGGACAGCGCGGCTAAGGTTAATGGCAAATGGGACTTGGAGAAAGTGGAGAAATCGGCGCGGATGATTTGCCCGCATTGCAAATACAGCATCAAAGATTCAGAAAAGACTAAGATGGTCAGAAAGGGAAAATGGAAAGCGACAAACTTACAATCATCTGCGAACTTCGTTTCCAGACACCTCCCTTCGCTATACGCGACGGCTCCGGAAACATCATTCGGCGCTCTCGCAGTAAAATTCTTACAGTTAAAGAACTCCTTGCTTGGATTACAGGGCTTCATTAATGGGGAATTAGCCGAGCCTTATGAAGGACAGGACACGCGAAAAAAACGCATCGACCTCGTAAGCCGCGGCGTCGAAGTGACGGCGGAATGGCAAAAGCTATTGACCGTTGATTGCCAACAGAAACAGCCTTATTTCTGGTATGTTGTGCGGGCCTGGGACGGCAAACGCAGCGAGGGAATTGAAGCTGGCAGTTGCGATCAATGGGAAGATTTGCGCATCGTTCAGGAAAAGCACGGCATAAAAGATATTGGCGTTGCCGTGGACTCCGGTTACGGCGCAAGAAGCGAGGCGGATGTCTATAAAAACTGCGCGCGGTTCGGGGAATATGAGCAGGGCGAAGAAAGTTTACTTCACATGGGCTGGATGCCGGTTAAAGGTTTTCCCGGTTCAAAAAAGTGGAAAGAGGCGGGAACGCGGATTGAACTGCCTTACTATTTGTCCAAGGTAGATCCCTTTCGCGGCACCGCGGAAGCGGGCAATGTGGAGATGAGTTTGTTTGAATTCAGCGGTGATTTTTACAAAGACATCCTGGCGGCAATGCGCGAAGGCAAAGGCGCAATACAATGGGCGGTATCGAAAGCGATGGACAATGAGGAATATTGGCGGCACATGGATGGCGAAGTTAAACAGCCGATGCACAGCCCGCGCACGGGAAAAGTTACGTTTGAATGGGTGAAACGCGGGCGGCACTGGCCCAATCATTTATTCGATTGCGAGATCATCCAGATTGCGCTTGCCCATTTTTACGGTTGGTTTACTTTTGAACTCCAAGAGAAATGATTTTACATTTCAAAAATAACGACATGCAAACCGTAGCGGTTCTTTTATCAAAATTTGGCAGGCGCACGCAATCCATCCGCGAAAAAGAATCGCTCGGCACTTTGACTGGATTGGAGTTAATCGAAGCCGATTTGACAAAAGGCGCCCTCATCCGCCTTAACCCAAAACTGCTGAAATGAGCGGACGCATCAACCGTAAAGAACTAGCCGCGCAACTTGGCGTTTCCGTAAAAACGCTTTCGCGCCATGAATCAGAATGGGGCTTGAAAAAAGAGCGTGTTTATCTCTCCCGAAATATCGTGCATTATCCCGCTGATTCCGCTTCAAGGGTGTTCAAACGTCGGCGCGGTCAATAAGGCATTATCCGCATCTGTCCATTTCTGTCCCTTCTGAATTTTCTGCATCTATGCTATTGCTCCCTCAATGGCTTGTCTCGCTGGAGCAATTAAGCGCGGTTTTCTAAGGCAAATCTTTGCCCAGGCGCAAGCATCGCAGACGGCGGTGACGCTCGGCGCGGCATTGCTCGCGTTTCAGGCGAATGCGTTTAGCTCGGTTCAATCAGGGCGCTTGATTGTGTCCACTTCCGGCAACGGGAAATCCGTTGCCTTCTCGATGCCGACCATGGGGCAGATAGTGCCCGATGAATTAATGTCCTTCAGCGAGGAACTATTTGAAGTTTATTCCGACGCCCTGACAGCACTTGGAACCCTTGGCACGGACCCGAATCTCGATCCGCCGATATTCGCACAAATGCTTCTCGATGACCGGATGCAGACTGTCACGGAAGTGCGCATGGATTTCACGCCCACGCGCCTTTGGACAAATGGAGTGTCCGCCCCGCAATGAAGAAATTTTTAAAACGATTGTGGAACGCGATTTTCAACCGCTACGAAGCTGCTTCGCAATCATGGTCTGACCGTTCGTGGCTCAATACTGCGACGCAGGACGCCCGATTTGACGCGAATGAAGCCACGCGCCGCGAACTCGTTCGCCGGTCCCGCTATTGGGAACAAAATAATTTTATCGTCAATCGGCTGGCGGATTTGTTCGAGCAATTCACGGTGGGAGCGAACGGTTTGCAGGTTATTCCCGCTTCCAACACGGAAACATGGAATACATCGGCCTCGGAATGGTGGGGAACTTGGTGCCGATTTCCGGCACTGGATTGCAAGCAGCCTTTTGGAATTTTGCAAAGCGTCATGGCCCGCGCATGGTTCGTTGACGGCGAGGTATTCATTTGGAAAACCTTTTCTGAAAATCAGAAAATCTCTCCGCGCATTCAATTGATCGAGGCGCATCGTGTCCAGACGCCGCCGGACATGCGCGAACAGGAGGGCAAAACCATCATTGACGGCGTGAAAGTTGATGGCAACGGCCGTCCAATCGGTTACTACGTCAAAATCGGATTCAAGGATAATGAATATCAACTGGTATCCGCCGACCAGATGATTCACCTTTTCGAGCCTTCGCGTCCCGGCATGTATCGCGGCATCCCATTCCTATCGCCCGTGATGAACATGCTCCATGACCTTGACGATCTGCAAATGTTTGAAATGCGGGCGGCAAAAGAGGCGAGTGCGGTCACCAACGTAATCACGAATGCCAGCGGGGAAATAAAAGACGCCGCGACGTTGCGCAAGGTAAACATGAACACCACGACGCAGGGGGGCGGCCCGAATGGAACCACGAAACCCGATCCGCAATATTATCAAACCTTGCTTGGCGCGCGAACCATCGCCTTGAAAAAAGGCGAGGACATGAAGCAGTTTGCGATTGACCGGCCTTCGGTCGTGTCCCGTGAATATTGGGACTACCTTCTTGCCGCCATCTGCGCGGGTGTCGGCATTTCGCGACTCCTGGTCCTGCCCTTCTCCATGCAAGGGACTGTTACCCGCGCAGACCTCGATGTTTCGGCGGTATTTTTCCGTTCCCGTTCGCAAGTCATATCCGCCGCCATCCGCGAGGTTTACGTTTGGGTAATGACCTTCGCAGCGAAATATGACAAGGCCCTCGACGGTGCACCGGATGATTTTTTGAAACATATCATCCGTCCTCCGCGCTCGGTCAATGTGGATGTGGGACGCAATTCATCGGCGGTCATCGCCGAACTGGATTCAGGCACGCGCACTTATCAGGATATTTACGCGGAGAAAGGCGAGGATTGGCGCGAACAGTTGACGCAGAAAGCCAAGGAGCGGGCTTTTGTGCATGCTCTAGCCAAAGAATATTCCACGCCGGAAGAAAAGGTGAGCATCGACGAAATCGCCGCAACCGCCGCCGCTCCGGTCACGCCTGACCCGCAGGAACGCAGTTCCAGTGATTCAATCGCCGCCACTTCGACGCCGCCATGAAAAAACAGCATCGCAGAAATTTTAAAGGCGTCCCGCAAGCCAGCGCAAAAGTCATTCCCTGGCTCACGGTCAAAAATCTTTCCACATCCGATTGTGAAATGTGCATCAACGGGCAAATTGGAAAGTCATGGTGGGATGATAGCGGGACCAGCTCCAAGGAATTTCGAGACGCGCTTAATGCGATACCAAATGGAAAACAAATCAAAGTCCGTATCAACAGCGAAGGCGGCTCGATTCAAGACGGCCTCGACATTTACAACGCCATCAAAGCCCGGCGCAATGACGTTACCTGTTGTGTGGACGGTTACGCGCTTTCAATCGCTTCCATTATCGCCCTCGCGGGTGGTAAAACTGTCAGCCCGAAGTCTTCCGTTTGGATGATCCATGAACCCTGGTCAATGACCGAGGGGGACAGCGAGGACCATCGCAAATCGGCGGACATGCTCGATAAACATGCGGAAGTGCTGGCGTCCATCTATTCGGATGAAACCGGCAAGAGCAAAAAAGCCATGCGGGATGCCATGAAAGAGGAAACATGGTTTACCGGCGAGGAAGCGGCGGAATTCGGACTCGCTGATGAAACGATAGACGATGACGGCACGATGGCCGCGTTCGCCAAAGTCGATTTGTCCAAGTTTCAGCACGTTCCCCAAAACATTTTAGAAAAACTTTCGCGGGCTGCGATTCAGCCTGCGGCAATCCCCGTCGCTCAGGCGACACAACCCAAAGTAATAATGAACAAAGCAAAAATGCTCGCCCTGCTCAAAAAGCATGGCATCACCCCGCCTGATAACGCGACGGATGACGAGATTTTGGCCCTCGTCGAAAACCTTCCGGTCGCACAACCTGTAACCGCGATAGCCGGTGCCGCGACCGACCCGCTCGCCGCAAAAATCATTTCGATTGAAGCACAACTCGCTTCCGAAAAGAAAACGCGAATCACAGCGTCCCTGCAAAAGTTGGTGGACAATTGCCAGCTTCCCGCCGCCGAAATGGACGGCTGGGTCGAGGATTGCGTGAATGACGAGACCATTCTCGCGCGGTTGCAGAAACTTCCCGCCGCGCGGCCAGGCGGAGAGCCAATCACCGGCATCATTGACCTCGCAAAGGAAGGCGATGCCAAGCGGCACGGCGGTTTTGAACCGCTGGCGAAAATCTATGAGACCCACAAGACGCCCAAGGCCCGAGCGGCGGCGGTCAAAAAGGATTGGGTCAGTCTCCATAATGAAGCCATCAAGCGCGATGCGCGTCGCGGCTCGAACCCGGTCAATACCAACACCTATTCAGCGACGCTTATCACGAGTTTCCTGATGGACGGCTCGGTAACTGACTTGCAAAACATCTGGGCACCGCTGCGGGCCTTCTCAATTGATTATCAGCCTGATCCCTACAAACCGAAAGCCACGGGCGAATTGAAGCACCTCATTTCCGGTTCGACGGCGCAGACGAATGCCACAAACTTTGAATCGGGCGATTCCAATGTCGGCGTTTCAACGGTGACGATGAATCAATATACCGTCAGTTTTCAAGTCAGCAATTCGGATTTGAATTCCGGTTTGCGAATGGAAAACCTCGTCACTATCAACACCGCGCAATTCGCGAACAAGGTGATTGAGATCGCGACGGCGCCAATCACGGTTGCGAACTTTGGCAACACATACGCCCCGCTTATTTCAAGTTCGGCGGCATTCGGGTTTTCTGACCTGGCGACCTTGCAGGGAAACCTCAAAAAGTCCTACAAGAAAAATCTGATTCTTGATGGCGCTTATATCGCTCGCGTTGCGAACACTCCCGGCTTCTTCCAGCTCGCTGGCACGGTAGGCGGTGCGACGGAAGATCAGACGATGGCATGGAAAGCCTTTGGCTGGGACATGATAGCGCAGAACACCGATTGGAGCGGCGCCGATCCGCTAGTGGTCGGCTTTGCCTGCCATCCGCAAGCCATTGCCGGTATTGCCGGTATGCCGCTCGCGCCGGTTGATATTCCCGGAGGGACATTTGAACAGCAGACCTTTGAAGTTCCGGGCATCGAAACGAAAGTGGCGCTTTATCGGTGGTTCAACCTCGCGACGCGCACCATGTGGTGCTCGTATGACATCATGCTTGGCGTCACGGCGGTTGATCTCACCGCTGGCAGTCTCGTCAAGAGTGGCTAGACAACCCTGAACCTGAACAAATAAACAAATGAAAAAAATCATTCTCACAATCGCTGCGGTTGCGCTCGGCCTTCAGGCTTGGGCGCAAGCCCCAACTTATGACCCGCAAAACCTCGTCATCAATGGCGTGGTAAATGCGCTCGTATATAGCAACGTGAACGCAGTCATCGATTGCCGCAAACAAGCGAGCGTCGGCGTTATGATCAGCTATACCCAGATGGGAACCACAAACACGGCCACCAATTCATTCGCGTTCATTCGCGGCTTGGATGGCATCGCCACAAATTACGAGACGGCAACAAACCTGACCGTAATTACGGACGTCGCCCGAAATGGAACCGGCTATTTCTTTACCAATATTCCGACTTGGGGATGCGGGTATTTGAAATTGACGAACATCTACGACGGCAACCCGACGACATCCATGACCAATATAAATATTTGGTATGGGTCAAAAATCTCCTCTCCATAGCGGCGCATTCAGGTGCACTCCCCGCCCGCGTTTTGGCTCGCGGGCGGGGACAATTTGAAACATGAACCTTGCCGACACAGCATTGAATGAGGGGTTTTACAGCCTGCTGACTGTCAACGCAAGAACCATGCAGACCGTTAAGGCTCCGCTCACGCAGTTTCAGGCGATATTGAATGTCGCCAATCCTTTCGATCCCGAAACAGAACTTGGCAGCGATCCGCGCGAGAAATGCACGATGGAAGTGCTGCAACCGGGACCAGTGTTGAACGTCAATGATTTTATAACGGAATTTGGCACGGTGAACAAATGGCAGGTGGTTTATCGGGACAACAACCCGGCGGACTTTACGGTCAAATACGTTTTGGCGGTAGTGATTGCCGCACTTGATACATGATGACGGTTGAAGAAATCGACATGCGCGGTTTTATATCCGGCCTTGAGGGCCTGATAGAGGAGCTTGGTATTGCCGCGCCTAAAGTCGTCAAGCATGAATTGGGCGAATTGATCGGGACGCTTGTGAGAGTGACGCCGCCGAGTGACCCCGCCAAAACCAGAAAGTCAATCGATAAGCGTGTTGATTCCACCCTTCAAGCAGCCAACATACGAGCGGCTTTGGCCAGTAAATATGCACTGAATATTCAAGGGATGAATAATACCGGCCCGGGACCATCAGGGATTACATGGTATGCCGTGACGCCCGATTTTCTTTTTGGCGTAGCTCCTGAAAGGGATGCGAGAAAAGATTCCAATGACGACATTTATCGCCTATTTAAAACAATGACGAGGAGAGGAAAGCAGCATTTGTCGTTTCGCCACCCTCATAAGCGGCAAATGGTCTCTTTGACTCAAAAGCTGTTGGTCACATCTTCGCAAAAGACCTCTGTTAAAGCCAGGCTCAAAAAATCCATTGGCCGGCTCAAGGCCGGATGGTGCGCTTCTGTTTTTAACGGCGTAATCAAAGTATCTCGCGGCATTCCGCAATACGTTGCCCGCCACGCGCAAGGTGTTCGCGGTCGATTCAATGACGGAACGGGCAACAAAGAGCTTCCGTATTTCGAGATTGTCAACTCTGCTCTCGGCGTGGGAGAGAGCGCCTACTTTGTGCAAAAGGCTTTGGATATTCGCGCCAAAGCGATGATGGTGAATACGCAACTATTTTTCGAGGGCAAAAAACATTTAAGCGATTATGCCAAGCGCGGCTGAAATCCAGGCGGTATATGATTTTGAAAACATACTTGAAGCGGCGATTGCAAGCGTGTTTGAGGCTGAGGAATTTAATGTTCTCACGCGCGCAAGCGTTGGTCAATTTCAAGAGCAAAGGCCGCGCCTCGAAATTGTGGTGCAATCGCAAGGCGGCGCGGCGACTGGCAATCGTGGCGCAAGCAAAGCTCTGCAAGGACTCACAAATCTCGGCACGCCGCCGACAACGGTTGTCATGTGCGCGTTTTATTCCGCTCGCGCTTTGTTCGCTTTGGTTACGAATGGGACCGAGGACGATAAAAAAGTCCATGCGGCGTATTTATATACCGCTCGCTGGATTATCGACACGCTTAGTCCAAGGGTTAATTATCAACTGCTCACAAATCACGCCGTCAACATGCCGATTATTCCGGGCGCAACGGTCACGGCTTTTGAGAAGGATAAGGGCTATTGGATTAGCAATTTCTCGGCTGAATTCACTTTTTCGATTGTCGATGGCGCCTGGTCAAATTTAACAAACTAACTATGAAAAAAACAAAACAACTGATTTTTACTATCACGCTTGCCTGGCTTGTGGGTAGGACGGCGTTCGCGCAATTCGTTTTCAACCCTCTGTCGGTTGTGCCGTCTAACGCGCCTACATATTGGAATCCAACAAATGTGTTGGGAACGTTTACGATCACGCCGCATTTGGTGCAAATCAGCGCGGCGAATTTTGGTAACACGAATACGCTAACAATTGCTGTGCGTGTGGGTATTGATAATACGTTCTCGAATTATCCTGTGACATTTTTTACATTCACCAACAATGCCACTTTTTCCAACAACGTGACAGGTGGCCCGGTAAGTTCAAACGGCACTTATACCGTTTACATCCCGCAACAAACGATCAACGTTTACGGCTCGGCCCTGGTGGCCACAACCAATGATGCGAATACAAACCTCCAGGTTGGCGCATTCTTAATCTACTAAATCTTTGGCGAAGAAAGGACAATAATCTATGGCCGAAACAAACCCACAATTTAATGACGGAGCGATACCTTACGGTTCGCGGATTGAAACGTTCAATCGCTTGAATGGGCCGGGGCCGACTGGCGCACTTGGATCTTATATCCTCGAAGGTATTGCCATAACACGCGGCACCAAGCTCATTCAACGTCAGGATCAGATTGGAGGCCCGACTGGGACGGTTGGTATTCCCATGCACGTCACTGGCAGCGCAACCGCGCAACTTGCGGCGACTATTACAGTCTTTCTGCGCAATGGCGATTGGTTTTCGGACACGTTCGACGCGACATTGGGTGTGGAATATTTCTACATTTACAACGTCAAGCACGACGAGACGCAAGAGGGCGTATGGAAGCAGACCTTTGACTTTGTTAAAGCCTACGGCACGCCTCCGTAATGGTAATAAACCTGATAGAAAAAATTCCCGGCTTGCGGGAAGCGGTTGAGAAGGAGACTGTTTCCCGCGATGCCGCGTTTCTATGTCTGATTGAAAGTATAAACAGCTTTGATGTATTGCCGATGACATTGAGGCATTACGTGACGTTGCGATCTGTCGGTTCGCCGGTGATGAACGGCGAAATACCAAGTCCAATTGAGCTATTCACTTTTCTTTGGATTCTTTCGCCGCATTTTCAACCGATTGATTGCGAAGCCAAGACCGCGCTTTATGATAAGTTGAAAGCTTTGGACATTGAAGGTGTTGCGAGGACAATTACCGCCGCACGGGAATATTGGCTGGAAACGTTTTTTGATGCAAAAACTTCCCGGCATGGCAACGGCGACACTCATTATTTTTCCGATGCGTGCGCCATCTGCGCGATGTTCGGGCGTGAATATGGTTGGTCAATGGAAGTTACAATGGCGTTGCCGATGAAATGCGTGTTGCAGTTTCAAAAGGAAATAAAACAGCAGCATGGCGGCGTGCTGGGCAACCCATCCGACATTCTTAAATCCCGCTACCTTGACTCGCTAAACCAGAAAGCGAGGAATCAATGACTCGCGCAGAAGAAATCCTGATTCGATTGGGGATTGATAATAAGGGAGTGACAAAAGGGCTTGGTTTGGTTCAGGGCCAGATAAATGAGTTTTCGCGAACCGCGAGAAATGCAATCACCAGTGCGCTGGGTGCGTATCTGACCGAGGAAGGCATTCGTTCAATCATCGAGTATGGGAGAGAGATCGACGACACGGCAAAGCGATTAGGCGTATCTGCGGAAGCGGTTCAAGTATGGGGCTACGCTTTGCGCAAGACCGGACAAGATCAGTCCGCGATGATTAGTTTGTTTGAGAAGATGGCGATGGCGCGGGACAAGGCTTTGGGCGGTGAAACCGGTGCACTGAATGCGTTCAAACAATTCGGCATTTCCGTGGATGATTTGCGCAATAAGCGGTTGGAGGATTTAGCCGATCAAATCAGCGATGTATTTAAAGCAGGCGACCCGCAAAAACTGGTGGGCGCATTGCGCGAGATTGGCGGACGCTCGGCAGGGGGCGCGGTTGACGCGCTAAAGGACGGTATTAAAGACGCACGCAAAGAGGCGAAGGATTTGGGATTAATCATGACGGACGATGTTGTCGCGCAATTAAAGGAAGCGGGCGACCGCATGACGGAAATTGGCACCAAGCTAAAAGTATTTTTTGCCGACCCGATTGTATTCGCCATGAAATTGGTGCAATCCATTGTTGCCGAGATCGAAACCGACTTGCAAAGAATCGGACTTCATATTGCTAGATTTACCACCGTTTTAAAGAATGGCCTTTTTAATGATGCCGCGAACGCGCGAGCACAGGAATTCTTTGACCAGGAGGAGGGTAGAATCAATCGCAATGAAATAAAGGGACTGCGTAGAATTTGGTCTAAATCTCCTTCTCGCGCTTCGGCTTTTAGCGGTGGCGGAAATGAGAAACAGGAATCCGAGGAAATCCGGCGTGAAAACGAGGAAGCAGACCGTAAGGAACTGGAGGCGCGAGGCAAGCTCAAAACGTTGAATGAACAGCTTGCCGATTTGCGCAGGCAGGATTTTTTGGACTTTCAGGCGATGGCGGCGACGGAATTGGATTCGCTTGAGCGTGCGAAGGCGCGTAATAAACTCGCGCAAGACCATCTTGATATTGCGAACAAGGAAAAGGAAATAAAGCTGGCGACGGAAGAAATCGCCAAGAGTCAGGAGCAGCTTGATTTTAAAAGAAAAGAGCGCGAAGAAGCCGACACGATTTTCCCCACCTTGCTGCAAATCGCGCAATCCTGGTTCATGCAAAAAACATGGGGGCGCGGAATTCAATGGAGGCAAGGCCCGTTCGCCGCCTTGGCTCAAGAACTTGAAAAATTGCAGGCGGATGAGCCAAACGCAATTGCGCTTGGTAATTCCGATAGGGCTGATTGGGATAGAAAGCGAATTAAAGATATAAACGTTCAATTGCAAAATGCTGGTCTAAGGCCGAAAATTGATCATCTTGCCTCGATGGATGAGGAAATAAAAAAACTCAGAGAGGCTATTGATAAAGGCACCGGCAAAATCCAAGTGCCGATGAACAAATAAAAATGCCAACACTCGCGGCAACTGTTTTGGATTTTGTTGACGGTGACCACACGCTAATCAGCTTCATCGGGTCACCAACGTTTCGCCAGCCTTTCGCCGGCGATAATGGTTATTACATTCTTGAACAGAAGTGTAGGCAATTCCTGGCGGACTTTAATGCAACGGCGCTTAATACCGCGTATCCACTTGCACCCTATTCCAGTTATATTTTGGTAAGCGAAGGTCCGTTGCAGGATGTTGGCGGCGGTTTGGTTGATTGGGTGCAAACTTACGCGCTTGTTCCTAATACGCGCAATGACCCAAGTTCCATCTCTTACAATTTTATTGGTTATTACGGCACAGTGGCAAATTTGGCGGTTGCGCTCACGTTGAAAGCGGTTGGAAGACCGCGCAATACGTTTGTGGTGAAATGCCGGATTCAAAACGATTATTATTTTTGTGCAACCGGACAAACCTATACAACCTTCTCGCAAATTCCCATCATTCTCGCGCAACGCTATTACGTTTCGCAGGGAACCATTAGCGGTTCGACGTGGACTCCTACCTACACACTTGGAAGTGCGGCAGATTTGGCGACGGCGAGCGACCAGAATGATTTATGGAATATAGCGGATTGGGGTGGCTTGATACCTACGCGCCCGACTCAGGCGGCTTATGCGGCGATGATTCTTGCAGGCACTGAAATCGTCGCGGAAAATTCCACCATCTCGCGCTGGCAAGGGAATATTTTCCAGAGACAGACCAAATTTATAGTGGCGCAATGAACGACGAAACCAATAATGCTAATCCGAATCCCGGACCAATGTCAGGAGCGGATGACATCCCTTTATTCCATGAAGGAAGCGCGGGGCCGCAAGTGTGGAGCGCGGCGGTAATGAATCGGCTGGTGAGGCGCTTGAACGCATTGGCGAGAGGTAAAATAAATATTCAACAGGCGGAAGTAAATGCCGATGGAAGTTTTTCTTCATCTGGTAAATGGAACTTGTCAGATAATAATTTGATAATTGATTTGCTGCTGAACAATCAAGCTGGCGGCTCTGGCAGCGGTTCATCCGTTCAACTATTCCAAGTCACTACCGCTTACACTTTGGGCGATCAATTCGTTACTTGCGGAACGGCTACGGCGACTGGCTCTAACACTTATACAAACTTAGGCGACGGAATTAAGATTGCCTTGCCATATAAGTTGCGAACGAATACTTACAGCAGTCCGGCATTGTTTCCGACTTATGCAGTCAATGATATAATCATCGCCACGCAACCTACAGGCGGAACGGGCGTTTATTCCGGAGGCGCGGATGTCGGATGGCAGGATGTGAATTTTGATGCCCGCAGATGGCAGGATGATGATTACTTTACTTTTGGAACGATGTTCGCCACATATTTTACCGCGACAAGCATTGTATCTGGCTTAACTGTTTCGATTGCGAGGCCAAAAGAATTTCTTAACTCAACTCCAGCACTCATTGGGAGTGAGACAATTGATGGAAATACTTTTACCTACACCTATGGCGCAAGCTCGCCATATACTTACGTTGCGCGTTTGGCTGCATGTTCGGCGCTGAGTATTCAGGAATATCAGGTCATCGTGCCACGTTATATCGCTACCAGCATCATTCATGCGAAGCTGGTTAATACCGGCATGACGGACGGTTCAAGCGACCCGATCTGCTGGCAGGAAGTGAGCGGGCGTGAGTGGGCAATGTCCTCAGTGCAATCCGGCTACGAGTAATGGCAATACAACTTCCATCAGGTGTTTGGGTTGAGACCGGCGTCCCAGCCGAGAGCAAGACGCACGCGCTGGTTGAATCTCTGGCGCATCAGCGCAGAAATCAGCCTCCGGTATATGTAATGAATCCATCGTTTCAAGTCGGCTGGTCCTCTTTATGGACATTGCCGACTCCGACAGATGGAGTGCATCCGTCATTTGACGCGGCTTTGTTTCACGTGAATTCCTGGCAACAAACAGACTCACTGTTGGAAGACAGTTGGCCAGCATTAGATCAAAACATAACAGATGCTTTTGGTTGGGAATTACTAAGTCCTAATCCCAACACTTCGTTAATTGTTGACACCGGAGCGACATGGAGCGCCGATGCGACAGGAGAACCGTATCAACTTGCTAACGGCCCCTACGCTGGCGGGCCAAAAGGCGCTTCCTATTCTCCACTCTACGCTTACTGCTTTAATTTTGGAGCGAATGTAAAAATGGGATGGTCGGAATGGATGAACCCGGTTAACCTTGTCAATGCCGACCTTTTGCTAAGTGACGACTCCTTGCTATCAATAAATCAAATCGGGATGAACTCCGATTTTTCCGGGACGCTCACATTTGGCCCGATTGTTTTGAATTTCAGCCGCGCTTCCGGATGGTCTGGCACGGGAGTATCAGGCAATGCTTTTTCAAGCATTGGTGGCCCTTCGGGTTCGGGTCAATGGGATGCCAAGCTCACCTACAATTTTACTAATCCATGGCAAATCAGCCTCGCAATGGGGCCATTAAATGTGTCCGGTTCTGGAGGGACAAAGCAAGGCGGCGGCTCAATCGTTTATCAATTTGGTTAAACATGAAATCACTCATTACATTTTTTCTTCTCGCGCTTCTGTCGATCAACGCACGCGGCGAGAGCATCATCTTTCAAACCTCGAATTGGAATTTGAGCGGGACGAACGCCATGACGAACACAATTCGCGTGACGCAAGTAGGGCAGATTATCGGTGGTCAAGGCATACAAGTTGGATTGCCAATCAATCTCAGCACGACGAACGGATTTATCACCAACGCCTTTTTAATCGGCAACTATTCGCTATCGATTTTGAATGGCGCCCCTTATCCTTACAACGGAGTTTTATATTTTCAATCGTTGGATAATACCACGACGAATTTTGTTAATTTCACGAATCGTTGGTTGAGCGGCGGGGATATTTTTGTCAGCCAACCGGGACCGGTGGGACCGGCTGGTCAATCTAATTGTGTTCAGATTACTAATGGCGTAGCCACCAATCTAACTATCAACGGAGGGACAATCAGTTCTATTAGCGGTGGACTTGCTATTACTACCAACCAAAACGGTTCGGGTACAATGCAGGTGAATATTACCGGCACGCCCGGAACCAACGTCGGTTTTCTAAATGCCCCTCTGGTTGTGACAGCAAACAACGGCTCCGACCATGTTCTGGGATTGCAGAACACTGACCCGCATCAATTCACGACGGTTAATTTTGTAACGGATGACCAAAATGTCGGGGCGATCGGACCGGGCAACAGCCTGAACAATATCTACCCGAACACGATGATGATCGAGGATGACACTCCGGCTCACAACGGAGTGTGGCTCGCGGACGGGAACGGGAACGTTCTTGCGGGCGGACTTTACAATCGGAATTTCGTCTGGACGACCGGCGCGACCCATTCCACCAACGGTCTGGCTATCACGACTGTAATCACGCCGTCCGGCAGCATTTCCAATGCTGGTAGTTTGACCTTTGGAGGAACTGCCAACGGGAACGGCAGCGGTCTCACGTCGCTCAACGCCTCGGCCATCAGCGCCGGGACGGTGCCGACGAACAACGAGTTCGGCCTGCTTCCCGCTCTCGCGAACAGCAACGGCATCGGCCTGACCAATTTGTCCGGCAGCAACTTCCTGCCGCAAGGGGCTAATAGCATCTTCGGCAACGGCACCGGCAGTGCCACGCAGCCGGGAGGGACCACGAACGGTTCATATATTGTCAACACGCTTACGGGTCAGCAATTCGTCGGAGGCGGCGCTGGCCTGACTGCACTCAATGGCAGCAGCATCAGCAGCGGGACGGTGGCGACGAATTATCTGCCAGCGGCGCTGGCGGCGCTGGCGGCGAACAATGGGGTGAACCTGACGGGCTTCACGGCGGGACAGATTCCGAATCTGCCGGGGAGCATCATTACCAGCGGGACGATCAATCAGGCGCGAATACCGCAGGACGGGACAACAATCACCAACAGCGGTGGAAACCTGACGGCGGGGACGAATGTTGCGCTCTACAACGCCAGCGGCACCTTTGGCGGGACGCAGACGTTTGGGAATATGACGGTGAATGGGACTATTGCCGGAACCGCGGTCGTGCCGCTTGCGAATGGAGGCACCGGCAATGCTGTCGGGTATGCACAAGGTTTTACTAATGGTCTGCTTCCGATGTATTTCAGCAACAACAATAATTACCCGACGCTAGTCGTGCCGCTCACTCCAGCCCAATCTTCAAACACGACCTTTAACAACCAAATTCAGGTGTTTAGCGGCATCAGTTCCTATGGTTCTTCCGTTGGGTTTACCTATCCGTTAATCGGAACAAACTTTGTCTCAGGAGCGCAGAATTTGTGGTCAACCAATATCGACCCGGTAACCGGACTGGCAGTCACGAATTATATCCAGAACGCGGGCAATATGTTTCAGGTGGGACAGGTGCCATTGCAGTCGGGCACTAATAAGACCATCAATTCATCTCCCAATATTGGCCAAGGCTGGGCGCAAGCATGGTCTCCCGCGCAGCCATATTTCATCGGCGGATTTTCCAGCGGCCACCAAATCGCGGGGATGGTTTACGAGCCGTCAAACGTGACATTCTACTTCAATCCAGTTATTCCAACAAATTACGATGGACGCGGAGACAACTTCGCAAAATCTTACGTAATCTTTGACGGCGTTCATACCAATGTTGCCCTGACAAATTTGCTTCAATTTCAGGTGAGTGCGCAAAACTTTACGCTTGATAGTTTTGGAGATTTCGCAAGCACTTTAGGTGGAAATGTTTATTTCAACTCGTCTAAGGCTCAGTTTACGAATCTAGTGCTTAATCAAGCCGGGAATACTGGAGGTTCCGATTTTACTCCAGTCATTTCCATTCCGAACGCTGCTGGAACATCGGGAGGCTGGACAGAAGGCTTGCGAGATGATTCTGGACATTCTTTATATTGGGGCACGGATTCAACCGTCATGCTTCAACTGGCAGGAGACAGTTCGGCAGTGCAATCACTTGTTCCGTTACTTGCCAATTCAGGAACATTCACAAATGGCATTGTCGGCAACACTGCTTCAAATAATCCACCCGCTGGCAACGTCGGTGAATTGGTTCAAACACTCGTGGCTCAAGGCTCCGCTGTCACCTGCTCGACTGGTGTAGTAACCAATGTGGCTCAGGTCATTCTTACTGCTGGGGATTGGGATGTGGAGGGCAATGTAAATTTCACTAATGCTTCGGCTACTGTTACCCAGGAAGTAGCAGGTATATGGCCAACTACCTTAAGTGCGTCAGGAATTCCGACTGATGGAAGTGAGGTTATCTCTGGGGTGTTATCCACCGTTGTGACGGGGGCAGACTCAATCACCTTGCCGCGCAAACGTATAAATACTTCCGTTACCACTACAAATTATCTGGCAGCTAAAAGCACATTCTCCGCTGGCACGGTGAAGGCTTATGGGCAAATTAGCGCAAGGCGGGTGCGATGACCACCCCGCCCCAACCCGAATGGACGCCGAGCGATAAATAATTTATGCAAAACCCTGAGTGGATAACAGCATTGGGAACCGTGGCCGGTGTTGTCATCGCGTGGATTGTGGCTCGCGGCGCGGGGCGCAAGGAAGCGGAGCGCTACAGTCAGGAGCAGTCGCGGGAGAAGGAGCAGTTCAAAATTGAACTCGCCGTCTGGCGTTCAAAAATCGAATTTATGGTAGGCGAACTTTGGGCGAGCCAGGGGCGGCGCGGCACAACCGCTGCGGTCATCAAAGGGCTGGGCGAAGTGCACAGCCCGCTCAAGGCGACGGTGAAGGGCCGGGAAATATTCGCCGCCATCACGCCGGACATTGACGCTTTTTACCGCACGGAAGGGCACACGCTGGACGAAGGCATGTTGCGGGCCAAGCTCGAAAGCCTTTTTGGCGACCGCATCATGCGCGAAATCTGCATCCCGCACCACTTCATGCAGAGCGAGTGCATCGAGATTGCCGTGGCGATAGTGCGCGAGGACTGGGAGAAGGAGCACGCGCAATGAAACTCTCGCTCAAGACGGTTATCTGGATTTGGGTGCTGGCCACGATTCGTTTTATCGTCAAGTGTGGCATCAGCGTCGGCGCGTTGTTTCAAGCTATGTCGCTGGCGTGGCCGGACATGACGCCGTTTCAAAGGCAATGCTTTGATGTGAGTGTTTGCATGGTGGTTTTGAATCACACGGACAGCTTTGTGACCAACGTTGTCAAGGCGCTGAAAGAGGGCAAGGAATTGCCGCCCGATGACAACGGCGACACTCAATTTATCGCTCGACAGACAACCGCAACTGAAATAAAAAACTAAACATCATGAAAAAGTTCCTTCTTAGCATCGTGCTCGCCCTGTCCGTGCTCACGGTCAAGGCGCAGACTAATACCTCAACTAACGGCCTGCCAGCCTTGCAACGTGTCGGCAATGATCTACTGGCGTTTCTTCAAGACAACAACGCCTTCGGTGGAACCAACAGCCTACGCATCGTCGCCGGCCCCGTGGAAAGCGGCAATCATTGGGGCGGACTGTTGGAAACGCATATCCCGCTCGCCGCCAATGGTCAAATCTCACCCGGCTTCGCTGTGATGTATTTGAACAAGACCTTTTACGACGCCAACATCAACCTGAATCTTTCGAGCACCTTCGATGTGTTCAAACTTTTTGGTTCTACCAATCTGAGTTTGCCGCTTAATATTGGCATCGAAAGCGGGCCATACGTCAACATGCACGATAGCAGCATCGGTGCTCAATCCGGAGCGTTCCAAACGATTGACACTAAACTAGGCGTCGGGCATCTGTGTTTGTCCGCGACCGAGATCACGGCGAGCACCTTTCCTAAGCCGATTTTTGGCGCGTTGCTTTCCTATGGCATCGGCGCAAATCCGGCGAACGACTCGGCGCAGGCAAAGTTTTCACGTTTCTACCAAGCGAGCCTGAATCGCGGTTCGCTTGAAATACCTTGGGATTCGCGTGCGAGGTTTTGATGAATGACCTCCCCGATTTGCTGCCCGGCGACGTCCTAATTTACACAGGGCGTTCCTTCTTCGACTGGGTAATCCGGTTGAAGCGCGGCTCATTCGCTTGCCACACGGAAATCTACATCGGCGGTGGTCAATCCGTCGCGGCTCGCAACTGGCCGCAGAAGGTAAATCGCTATCCGGTTCGCTGGAAGGGGCTGTATCGCGTTTACCGGCCTAACCAAACCGTGGACATTGACGCGGCCATGAAATGGTTTTATTCAAAGGCCCAAGGTAAGAGCTACGATATTTTGGGGTTGCTTTGTTTCACCTTCGCCGCTTGGCAGAGTTCGCCCGACAAATTCTTTTGCTCTGAATTTGCGCGGGACTTTTTAGTTCCGGGCGGCTTTGACCCTTACAATCCCGACTTCGATTCCGATCATTGCGCCCCCGACCATTATGAGACGAGCGCGAATTGCACAACCTTTTGGAAAGAACCATGAAACTAACCATTATTCTTAACGTCCTCGAAACAAATGTTGACCTTCCGCCGCAGTTTGCCTGCTTGGATTATTTGGAACTCGCCAAAGCCAGCATCCAGCAACCGCGAGAAAATTCCGCACTGCCGATCACGGGAAACATTTCACTGCCAGACGGCCAATCAGTTGGCGAATGGAGGATTGAACCATGAAATCCACCCCGCTCCTTTACCCCTCCATCATCGCCGCAATCGGCATCGTCATTCTTGGCTTGCTGGCTGCGCATGGAAATGTTCCGCCGATACCGGGACAGAAATTGCAATCGCCGAAAGCTGCGGCATTGGCGAACATGGCGGGGAAGGCGATGGTGATTGCCACAACGAGCGTCATCACCATCATTACAAACCAAGGTGTCATCGCCGCTGATTTCAAGGCAACTCAAATTCAAGGGCTTCGGGCGGGATTTGTTTACCGCGCAGGCATGACGATGACGAATGGTTGGAAAGTTTTGGGAACGGCTCCATATCCCACAAACGGCGGGACGGTCTCCATGCAATTCTCCGGCACAAATCTGCCCGCGCTTTATTTCAAGGCGTTTTATCAGTTTCCGAACCCGACGAATTATTGACCACTCGCCCGCTTCCGCGATTTCGGGAACGGGATAATCTCCGCCGATTTTTTTTCAATTTCAGCGAAGGATACGCCGTTCTTTTGATCGCGGATGATTTCCAATTGCGAAATGAACCGGGCCAAATCGTAGGGCGGTCTTTTGCCGATTAAATAATAAGCCGCCGCTTTTTTTCTCCATTCCGTTATCCAATCGTCAATCATGGCATCGCTTTTGCCGTAAAAGCCCAATAAACACAAGTGTTTTTGTGCAGTTACCACCAAAGTGGTAAAAAGTGGTAAAAAGTGGTTGACTAGCTTTCGATTTTCTGTTTTATTGTCCCTGCATGAAATTGAAATCGGTAAAAATCACACCGGAAGCTGCCATGTGGTTGAAGAAAATCGCCAAGATGACCGGCATCTCCCAAACGCGAATCGCCTCGGCGTCCATCGTGGAAAAGGCTCAGAAAATCCAAAACAAATGAAAACAATTCCATTGGATACTAAACGGTTCATGCCGACATGGACTGAAATAAAAGACAAAGCTCACCTTTACGCGACCGCGAGACTTCGCACGACCGGCGAATGGGTGAAGATTGTTGCGGTCGTGAAATACATGGACGGTTTGCAACTAGCCGAACCATGCTTCGCGGTGCGCTTTCAAAACGAAGCAGGTCATGGATATTACAAAACGGAGGAACTTTGTGATTTCTGCCTCTAAACATTTTCCCTTAATTGGGCGAGAGGCAGCGCCAGCCGACAATGGCGCAAGTGTTGAACTCGACATCACCATCCGACTGCAAACAGAGCGCGTTGCCATTCTCAAAGAGCTTGTGAATGTGAAACACTGGCGACTCTCCAAGCTCCGCGCAGCGAATGAAGTGATGAACCAATACAATCCGAATGCGGGCGTGAAACAGGCTTATCCGAAAGGACGGTGGACATGATCCCAGTGATTCTAACTCTCGTTTGGGGTCTGCTGATAATTGCCGGGGCGGTGGAACATTTTAAACAACAGTAAAAACCTATGCTAAAATTCGACATTAAAAATCGTTGGTCGGGCGCAGTCAAATTCACGGCGGAAATTGATTGCGATGAGGGTGCAGCGTATTCGCTAAAGGTAGGTCTGGCTGTTAAATGGGGGATTGAGTTCGCCGCCAACTTGACCGACGCCGACTTGACCCGCGCCGACTTGACCCGCGCCGACTTGACCCGCGCCGACTTGACCGAGGCCAACTTGACCGACGCCA